AAAATACAATCTAAGTTCTTGCTAGCAGATAAGATAGACAAAATATTTATCAAGGATATGATTGCATTTGCACAACAACAATGCCCCAAGTTATCAATAACTGACAAGCTGATTCCAATGATTGCCAAAATAATGCAAGATATTCTAGAGGAAGAGAAGGCAATTTCCGTGTTGTATAAGAGTAATATGACCAATTTAATAAACTCTATGAAATTGGATGAATTTGAAATAGAGAAAATTACAGATGTAAAATATAACATATTCAGAAGAATATCAAATTGGTTCTACAGAACATTTATGGGTTATGAAATAAAAACAGTACAACTCACATCTAATATACAAGTACAATCATCAACAACCACACAGGACATAAATGACAAACACTATGGGCTTAAAAAGAGTAAAAAGGGATCTGACTCAACATCCCAACAAAATTTTCACTAAAGCCCCACAATGTAGTAGGGAACGGCATGAAAGAATACGCCTTCACCTACTTTTCTACTAATATAGAAGAGCACGCATCACCCAATAACACATGTTTTTGCCATAGTATCAATACATTCAACCATAATTTACATCCCAGTCTTAAAGTCATACCAAAATACGCCATACTACCAGAAGACATTAACATCATGAAGGATCTCGAATATATGGGGTACATACAAGAAAATCCAAACACCTACACAGCAACTCACGAGGCAGGATTTCCACGATTACTCATTAACATAAAAGATACAGAGCTCAAACATATCATGGAACTCAAACATCCAGAACTACAAGAATTCAAATCAACACTGCCTCGAGCAATCAGAAGATACATGGATACCTTAAATGATATAAAAGTAGCTGACATAGCACCTGAAATAGATGAAGGGAAGACAGCATTCCAACGAATACTAGGAGAAGACTATGATTTAGAACCCCAACTAATGATGTATGGTAAGTCTAAACAAACACTATTTGCAGCAGCCAAAAGGCAAATTAAAACAGCACCAACACCAGATCCTATTATACAAAAACAATTCATACAATATGCCACCCAGAAAATAGAAGAAGAGATAGGCGAATACTTGGATAATTTCAATTACGACGCTGCACAGTGGTATAATCACTTATCACTAGGCAAACAAAAGGCCATAGATCCCATCATGATGTATTATACTGATCCAACAAACTTTTACTTAACATACACACCTCTTGAAATAGAAAACATACTGTCATGGCATTATGAAGCTATTGTAAAAGCAGAGATACAACGACTAGATGGAAAGCCACGAATGGTGTGTTCTATACCGCAAAGGATTAAGTACATAATGGGACCAGTTACCTGGCAATTAGAGGAAATATGCTGCAAACACTTAAAAGGTTACTGCGGAAATAAAAATCTTACACAAATGGAGGATGAAATTAACCAATTGATAGACCAGGGATTTACTAAAGTTGTTGAAGGAGATGGTTCTGCATTTGATAATTCACAAGATGTGACACTTAAAGCACTCGACAGATATATATACAATAGGGTTTCTAAATATATATATCATTGTAATCAAGATGATTTTAAAATGGCATCAAACCTACATTACAAGACAATGGATGTAAAGTATAGGAGAAAATATGGGCCACCTGTGACATATCTAACATATAAAGTACTAGGGACAGTATTTTCAGGTGATTGTGATACCACCCTTGCAAATACAATCAGGATGGCCATGTATAATCGATTTGCCAACGAAGCCTCAGGGCTGAAATATGGAGAGGATTTCGTAGTATTCTCAAAAGGAGATGATTTTTCAGTATTGTACAGAGAGCATGTTAGTGATGAATTCATAAGATCAATATACAATAAATATTTCCTTCCAAAACCTTCAGGTGATTATAAAATACTAGATGATAGACAAGGAGGGCTTGGACAGATATGCAAATTTTTAGACATTGGAGGTCCTGACTCATTCAAGTTTTGTTCATTAAGAGCATGGTACAAATCATTTGATCATATAACACTTACCCGTGACCCAGCCAAATTACCACTTGAAGGCACACATGCTATAAAAACAAAAGGCAAATCAGTGGTTGAACTGATACAATATCATATAGATTTAGCCGAGAGTTACATAGCTAATTACCCTGGAATAGATGTTTTTGACACAATGGCAAAAGCACATATTAATCAAGCAATTATATTACATGAAAAACACAAAAACGATTATAATTACCACAAAAGAGCATGCAAGAAATACTCACATAAGATAAATAAAGCTCAGGAGTTAATTATCAAAATGGAAAGTAAACAACACATAGATTATATCGAACTAGGATACACCCCTAAGATAAATATGCGGTTATATCAATACATGAATACAACAGGGAGAGAACAATATATTAATATGATACACCAATCATACTGGGAAAATGTCCAGAGAATAGAGAGAGCACGAACTACAACAAATACAATTCAAGAGTTAAGATGGATAAACTCACAAATAAATGCAGAGATAGACATAGAAGAACTAAAAACCATTGTGGGGCTAAATAAATGCAAGCTAAATCAACTAAGAACAACACTAGAAAATCTAAACGACCTAAAAGAACTGTTAAAAGATTACGCAAAACACTAAGATTACCAAATAACAGAACAAAACGGGCAAATGTGATACGCGGAAAGAAAATAGCAGCAGCTTCAGCTTTAACTCTTAGGAAGAAATTCACAGTACTACGTCAACAAGGTAATTCAGTTAGAGTTACAGGAAGAGACTTAATATACCCAATACCTGATAGCTTAGTAGCACCAATCCAGAGCACCAATGTTATAGCAGTTATACCAGCAAACCCAGTATACTGGACAGGCACTAGAATAGCAGCATTAGCATCAGGTTACCAAAACTACCGACCAATTAAATTCAAGGTTAACTATATACCTATATGCGCTGTAACTCAGCAAGGTAATGTAATAGGTGGTACTGTATGGGATGATGGTATAGCCAATAATAGTATACAACAATCATTGAGAACATCAAATGGAGGTTTTCTTACACAATGCTACACACCACATTCCACATCAATCAGACCAAAAAGCAACCTACCATTCAATTTATACAAGATAGGGGGTGATTTTCAACAGACTAACCCATTTATATTTATTGCCATAGCAATAGGTTGCACTAATGTTAACAATCAACGCGTCATACCTGGGTATTTTTACGTAACATGGTCATTTGAGTTGAAAAATCCCATAGGATCCACAAATCAATTTCACAATACAGGTCTGATTACCTATTCTCAACTACAGCCTAAAATGAATAATACAATTATCAACATAGCCACAAACACAGAAATACCTTTTGGAGCATATATCAATGTTGAGATAGAAGATAATAAATTAGTTCCTTACTACAATGAGACACCAATAACTGTAGCAGCTGAAACACCAACATGGGGATTTCAATCAATAAGTACAGGAACAACTAACACTGTGACAACAAAAATACCCATAAATTACACAGGCTTAACAACCAATAAAGCTTTAGAATTACAAGCTACAGATACAGGTGCAAAGTCAACATACACAGTATTTGATCCAGAAGCGTTTCTAATAGATTCAGGTGAAGCATACACAATATGGGAACTAGAAACAGCTACTCGTAGTACAGGAGCACCAGAGACAGCAGATTTTACATGGCAAGCTCCAGTTACAGCTGACATTTATTACATACTTGCACCAGGACAAATGCTAGGCTCATATGTAGAGAGGAAGACCACAACAATACAAGGCAATTCATACACAGCCATACTTACCTACAATGTTTACAAAGCACCTAAGGAATACTTTTCCTTACAACTGTTGAATACTTCCAAAAACAACACTAATGAAGCTAAATACATACATTTTGCTCGTACAAAACAACCAATCAACATACAAACTGAACATAAACTAAATGAGGAGGAAGAGCAGAAGATAGAAGAGGATAACATAATACACAATTACCTAGAACAAGAAGACATACACAATGAAAAAGACTTAGAAGAAATTGAAAATAGAATAAAACAACTAAGAATCAAAAATAATAAAAATCAACAATAAACCACAAAAACAATCAATAACTAACAATTTACTTATCTATTTATTTAATTTATTTTACTATTAAAATAAAAATCATAATAACGTTTAGTATCTATTGTTACTATATGTGTGTTAAGTAAATGAGACTGATCGGGCGTTATAAATATTAACTTAATTATTTTATTTATTATTAATAAACAAAAACAAAACAAATAAAATTAATATAAAAACAAAATAAATCACAAGTCCCCAGTCGACTGACCTCTGACACACACGAAATGTAACGGATACATAAACCACTTTGTAGTTGTGTTTATACTCAAGAA